CCATACTATGCATACAATAACAGTAGAGTAGATGCAATGAGCATCATTGGAAACTTTCCTGTGCAAAATGCCACAGAAGGACAATACTGGTTGGCATCTATGCATTTTTTACGAAGTGCATCCAAAATGTTTTTTGGTCCTGGAGAGTCGCAAGGCAATCCACCACAAATTTTAAGACTGAACGGATACGGTGAACACATTTTCAAAGACGTGCCTGTAATTATAGAACAGGTAACCATTGAATTGAGAGAATCAGTAGATTACATTGCTGTTACATCAGCAACTGGTGACAGTAAAGCCAATGGCAGTCAAGTTACTGAAACTGGCCAAACTAATGGAGTAGCAGGCGGACAAGGCATAGCACCAGCAGGTTCTGATCCACGTAAACCATCTGCGGTTCCTGGCATCGGTGGGCCTGTAACCAGAGTGCCAACAGATTCTGTTTTCACAGTAGTTGTACAACCAGTTTATTCAAGAAAGAAAATCAAAGAGAAATTTAATCTCAAAGACTTTGCTAACGGAACGTTGGCTAAAGATGGATTCATTTAATGGCTAGATACGCACCAACTTCACCTTATTATAGAACGCCAAAAGCGGCAGGGTATCTAGGCGTGTATGAGCCAAGAACATTCAAATCAAACAAAGACGATATAGAATACAAGATAGATAGATGGTACAGTCAACGTCCAGATCTTTTAGCATATGATTTGTATGGCAGTGCAAAATTATGGTGGGTGTTTTCAGTTCGCAATCCAGATGTGATTAAAGATCCTATCTATGATTTTGTAGAAGGCGCAATCATAAGAATACCAAGACAGGATGATATTGAAGCCGGCATAGGATTGTAATGCCAGGACCAGCAGTAATTTTTTTAGCGCCAGGCCTTTGGCAAGTAGCCGGCATAACATTTGCATCTTTTACTGGTGCTTATGCATACGCAGTGTCACAAGGATACATTACAAATCCAATTGAAGGACTAGGCAAGTATTTCACAGGCGGCAAAGATGAATTAACCACTTTGGAAGAACTTGGCATTGTGGTTGATCAATCAACAAAAACACAACCAAACTATTATTACAGCACATCAGAAAATGATGCATACAACGAAAAAGTCAGATCAGATTTGTATGAAACTAAAAAACAATGGGGACAAACTTCAACAGTCAACAAAGAAAAAAATCAAAAGATTGTGCTGGAGCAAAAAGACTTTACAAACAATTCTGTTAATTCTCAAGTGCAAGAACTTGTGAATCTCGAGACCAAAAAAGATTATCTGATCCAAACAAAAGAATATGACAAACTGTCTATGGAAAGTAAAAAATTTTTAGACAATCAAATTGACAACAAATCAATTGCATTAAGAGAAAACGTGGCTGTAAATTTAAACACAAAATCCGCAGAAGCACCTATCACAAAAGACAGGATACAATCACTTGACACAAAATCAACTGTGTCTTTACAAGAAAAGCCACTTGTGAATGCACCAAAACTGCGAGCAGTGGCAGATGCAGAAAGAATATCAGCCAACAAAGCACTGAGAAGCAATGCCGCATATCAAATGTCAGAGTCAGCACCACCTGTCGCAGGAGCAGGAGGCACAGGGAATTTTACAGGTGCCGCTCCTGGTGATCCACAAGGAGGAGGACCATATAGTGTTACTTCTAATTTAGGCAACAATAGTAAAGATGTCAATGTGGGAGTAAAAGGTGAAGGTAGTCCAGTTTATGGAGCCGCAACAAACGAGGCAGGACAAAAAACAGTTAATTCAATTTCAACAAAGGATGTTGGTGAAAATGTGTTGTATGACCTTGAACCTTACACATATGATTTTACTTTAAACTGTCTCAGTGAAGCAGAATATATCGCAGGCAAATTTGACCGTGTGGCTGAAAGTCAACCAGTGATAAAGTCAAGTGGACTGCCCACACCAGAGGTGCTTGAGTTACCTGCAGGGTCACAACTGAATTCACACATCAGATCAATGAGGCTATCTAGTGTAGTTGGCCTAAATTCTAAAACAGTAACCAGTAATGTACACAATCTACAGTTTACAGTGTTTGAACCTTTTGGCACTTCATTGCTACAGGATCTACATGATGCGGCTATACGCAAAGGACACTCTAACTATCTTAGAGCAATATATCTTTTGACTGTTAAGTTTCATGGGTACACAGATGATGGACGTCCAGTAACAGAATATGGCCCAACTAAATTTTTTCCTATCAAAATTGTTAACTGTGAATTTAATGTCACAGGAGGCGGCACTGATTACACATTTGATGCTGTGCCTTACAACGCCAGAACAATGTCAGACAATCGTGCTAAACTGTTTCAGGATGTCAATTTGAAAGGTAGCACAGTTGGTGAATTGTTGTTTGATTTACAAGATCAATTGAATGAACAACCTAGTGTTGCAAAAAAAGATAAAAAATTTTATCGCATCAGAATCATAGGTGACGGAACCACTCTTGCATCATATGGCCAAGATGATGGCAAGGTAGAACAATCACCAATAGAACAGTACATAAACACATCATCAATTTTAATTCCAGGGTCAGGGCCTATGTTTGTACACGCACAAGATATATTCAAGGCTACAATGAACCACGATTTGTTTTCAAACAGTTTAGCAAAAGAAATGTTTGAATTGACAGAAGAAGGCAAAAAATTTCAAGAAGCCACTGGCATGGATTTGTCAGAAAATAGTGACAAAACAGGTATTGGATTCAATGACAAATTCACAAGGAGGGTGTACACATTTAACAGAGGTACGCCTATACTCAACATCATACAAGCAATTATTGATTCAAGCGACTATGTGTTGAGACAAACCAAAACTGAAAAAGTTATGGACATAGGCACAGACTCGCAAGGTGATGTGCCGTGGTACAAAATAGATTACAAGACCATTCCAGGAGACAGTCCTCATATATTTGCTATTAGGCCTTTCATGGTGGATCAGTTCAAAGCATATCCAGACGAACGTCCTACAAAATACAATGTTAAATCAGTAGCACGAGAATATGATTACATCTACACAGGACAAAATAGAGACATACTTGATTTCGATATCAATTACAACTTTGCTTTTTTTGCCGCCTCTGCCGCACAATCAGATACAACAAAGGTCGATCCACAAGAGCAAAATATTACTAACACTCAACAAGTAGAACACAATTATGCACCTAATCTTGAAGATGGATATAGCGATCCTGACAAAGGACTGGTACCTGTTGAATCAGAAACCACTGATGCAGATGACAACAACACCACTCAAGGTGGTGAACAAGGTGCAGTGCAAGGATACAGAGCATCCAACATCATCAAAGAACAACTGTCCAACCCACAAGCAGATTTGATTAACCTTGATCTAGACATATTAGGAGACCCATACTTCCTGGTGCAAGAAGATTTCAACCCACATTTTTTCTCAGCAAGTGAAGTTAATTCATATGAATTAGAAGATGGATCAATTGATGTTAACAACGGCATGGTGTATGTGAAAGTTAATTTCAAGACACCAGTTGATATCGATGATGAAACAGGTAGGTTCACAGGTTTGCAAGGCACAGGCAAGTATGATACATCTTTCTTTGGTGGTGTGTTTCAACTGATACAAATTGAAAGCAACTTTGAAGAAGGAAGGTTTACTCAAAGACTAACTATGGTGAGATTGAGACATCAGGAAATAGAAAATAACCAAAAAGCAGAACCTGATATTACATCAGTCGCAGGATTTGATACAGGCACTGAAGTTGGCCCTGAAGGAGAAGGCGAAACTGTAATGGAAAATAAATCGGGTAGTAAGAGTGAAACCCCTGAAAAAACAAATTCACTTTTGAATACAAATGCAGATGCAACAAGTTCACAATCAAATGTTACAAAATTTCCTGCGTCTGTCAGTAATATAGGAAACTTTTTTGCAAGTCAAGGACCAGGTGATGGAAGATACAATCCAGACAGCAAAAACTTTCAAGGCAACAAATCAAAAACAAATGTCACTGCTGACAACAAAGTTATAGGACAACCATAATGGCAACAGAGAAGTTCAACCCCAAACCAACCAAAGACTTCTTAACTTCAGGCAATCGTGTGGCCAGCCATGCATTTTACATTGCCACAGTCAAGGCAACCGCAGACCCTGAACGCATGGGCCGTATCAAAGTGTTTGTAAACACTTTTGATGGTGATGAAAACAATCCAGACACATGGATCACAGTACAGTACCTTACACCTTTTTATGGTGTCACAAATGTGGATTTTAAACCTACAGGTCAACTTCTTGATTGGCACAATGCACAAAAATCGTATGGCATGTGGATGCCACCACCTGACATAGGCACAAAATGTGCTGTGATGTTTGAAGAAGGAGATTTAAGTAAAGGTTATGTGCTTGGTTATGTACAGGATCTTTATGCAAACCGTATGATACCTGGCAACCCGTCTTCACAGGCTAAAATTCCCTACCCAGATGAAAAAGATGATTTTGATGGAGCATTGATAGAGCGTAAAATTCCAAATGTGCCTATAACTGAATATGATAAAGATCTTGGTTTTACCATAAATCCTGACAATGCGCCTAGGCCTGTACATCCTTTTGTTGATGTCCTTATCAAACAAGGACTGGCCAACGACAATGTGAGAGGCAACACTTCTTCGTCAGCAAGGCGAGAATCACCATCACAAGTGTTTGGAATATCCACACCAGGTCCAGTAGACTTTGAAGGAAATTTTTCTAGGAATCCTAACGTTGGAAACTTTCATGGTACTATCACAGATAAAGATGGAAACATAATCAAAAGAGCCAACTCAAGATTAGGTGGACACACATTTGTGATGGATGACGGAACACCTACTGAAAATGTTAACAATGAATTGATAGGTGGCAAAGCCAACGAATTGATAAGATTGAGAACAAGAACTGGACATCAATTGGTGATGCATGACACAGAAGGCATCATCTACATTGGCTCAGCATCAGGCAACACCTGGATGGAGTTCACCAAAGATGGCAAAATTGATGTTTTTGCAGAAGATTCAGTCAGTGTGCATACCAAACAGGATTTTAATTTTCGTGCAGACAGAGATGTAAACATAGAAGCAGGTAGAAACATAAACATGAAGGCAGTGGGCAGTGTGCCAGTTGAATCAAACAAGTTTCATGATAAACAATTAGATCAAGTCAGCACAGGCGCAATACGAATGGAATCAAAAGCAGAAACTCATCTTAAAGTTGGAGGCGAAGGCAAAATCGAAGTGCAGAATGATTTCAAAATGGAGTCAGTGTTGGGCAATGTTGACCTAAGAGCATCACAAGTTGCAGAAACAGTGGATGATGTAGTGCGTCCAAGAAAAGATGTCCGCATACATGCCACAGGTGACATAGACATCCTAGCAGGTAATTCTGCAAACAAAGATGATGGTCTAACTTCGAATATAAATTTACAAGCAGTAACAGATGCTGATGCTGTGGTAGGAAACTTTAATTTGAAAACATCAGGCAAAGTCAATGTAGACAGTGTGTTGGATACGTCTTTGAAAAGTTCTGCAAAATTACAAGTATCAAACACAGGCACTGATATTGATGGTGGAACAATTAATTTGAATTCTGGTACAGTGTCTATCACCACTGCAGGTTCAAGTGCAACTGCTGAGCAAGCCTCCATCAATGCATTGTTGACTCACAATGTGCCTAACACAGACACACAATACATTTTCCCATACAGGACAGATTCAACTACATTGGATGAAGAAGGTGTGAAGATTCAATTGCAATCAATTATGAAAAGAGTACCAATACACGAAGAATGGACATTGCATGAAAACAAAGCCAGAGATTTTGTAAATCCAGATCGCACAGACCGTGAATACATAGAGCCAATCAACAAAAAGAAGGCAGGCAATGACCTGAGCGAAAGGACTTAAATACATCATGCCAGCAATAACAAAAATAGCAGTCAGCGATATACAAGGAGGAACATTAGCCAACGGGCAAGTTTCTAATGTTAAAGTTAATGGTGCGGACATCAATGTTAAAGGTGACGGTCCACATGCAGGTCATGGAGTGGGCATACATGCGGCACCTAACAGCACAAATGAAAGTTCAAGCACAGTAAAAGCAGGTGGAAAGTTTGTAATTCGCGAAGGTGATTTGGCAGATTGTGCTCATCCACATGCTAACGGATCAGGAGATGTAAACGCAGGATAACATGGCAAAAGTAAAATTAATTAAAACTACAACTAGAGATACCTTAGGTACGGTGAACAGAATTAAGACTTATGTTGGATTCAGCACAGTCAATAGAGACTTTGACTCGAACACATTGTATGACTATGAACTTGCAAGGACTGATTTACTGAATGCTTTCTATATTAAAAAAGGTGAAAAATTAGAAAATCCTGATTATGGCACCATCATACATGACACTTTGTTTGAACCATTTACATCTGAAATCAGCAAATCAATTGAAGAAGATGTAATTGAAATTGTAGGACAAGATCCAAGATGGCAACTTGACACATTAAGAATTGATCAAGCAGAATATGGACTTAATCTACAACTTGAAATAAACTATATTCCATACAACATAAGTGAAAAACTTACACTAGGATTTGATCAAAACGAAGGACTTTCTGTTACATCAAATCCAGTCAATACAAGCACTGCAACACAGGCATCATCATCAGCGGCATACTAATAAGTACGCATATTATTACTAAAATAAATATACGCACAAATGGCCACAACAGATAGACAGAACAGTTTATTAGTATCACAGGATTGGCAAAAGATTTACAGGTCTTTCCAACAGAGTGATTTCTTATCATACGATTTTGATACTATTCGTAGAACTATGATACAGTATCTACAAAACAATTACCCTGAAGATTTTAATGATTACATTGAATCATCAGAGTACATTGCACTGATTGATCTTATTGCATATCTTGGACAAAACTTATCATTTAGAACTGACCTCAATGCAAGAGAAAATTTTATTGACACAGCACAGAGACGTGACAGCATATTGCGATTAGCAAGACTATTAAGTTATGTGCCTAAAAGGAACCAAACTGGTTCTGGCCTCATAAAAATATCCAGTATCAGTACAACAGAATCAGTTCAAGATTCTGCTGGTGTTGATTTATCAAACGCAATTATAGGTTGGAACGACCCAACAAACGCAAATTGGCTAGAGCAATTTATTGCAGTGCTAAATGCAAGTTTAAGTGGCACACAAAAATTTGGCTCACCTGCAATCAAAGATATTATTGGAGGCGTAATGACGCATCAATATAAATTTTCAACAATCAATACAGATGTGCCTATCTTAAAATTTACAAGAACAATTAATTCGCAACCAATGCCATTCGAATTGTGTAGTGCAACATTTAGAAATGAGAATTTCATTTACGAAGAAGCACCTATACCTGGCAACAGACTTGGCCTTTTGTATAGAGCAGATGGAAAAGGTAACCAATCAGAAAACACAGGATTTTTCATGTTGTTCAAACAAGGAGATTTAGGATTTTCAGAGTTCAGTGTTACTGATCCTTCGCCCAACACAATAGTTTCAATTGACAAAAGCAACGTTAATAATTCTGATGTTTGGTTGTATGACCTTACTGAAAATGGCACACTTGATAGTGCATGGACAAAGGTACCAGCAGTCACAGGCAACAATGTAATTTACAATTCATTAGCACAATCAATTAGAAAATTATTCAGTGTGAATACTAGAGCCAATGATGCAATTGATTTAGTTTTTGCTGATGGTGTGTTTGGGGAAAATCCAAATGGACAATTTAGAACATATTACAGAAGCAGTATCAATCAAACTTACACAATTCGTCCAAGAGACATGCGTGGAGTAACTGCATCAATTGACTATGTCAACAGCAAAGGACAAGTAAACACATTGACAGTGGTTATGGATTTACAAACAACTGTAGACAACGGAGTAGCAACAGAAAGCAATGTTGACATCAAGACAAAGGCGCCACAGGCTTATTACACCAACAACAGAATGACCACTGCTGAAGATTATCAAATTGTGCCGTTAACACAGTTTCAAGGCATAGCAAAAACAAAATCAGTTAATAGAACTGCATCAGGCATTTCAAGATATTATGATTTGATTGACCCAACCGGTGCTTATTCATCAACAAATATTTTTGCTGACGAAGGTGTTGTGTACAAAGAAAACACAGAACCAACATCAAGTTTTTCATACACATCAAACAGTGAAATTACAAGCATAATTGCAAACACCATTGTGCCTTTAATTAAATCAACAGGTGTGCGAGATTTTTATTATGATGCCTACACTAGACAAAACACTGGCACAAATTTTACTTGGAATTTAAGCACTGAAGCAACTAACACATACACAGGTTACTTCAAAGAATCAGGACCTTTGGCAGTAGGAGATTTTACAACCACTAACTTGAAATACGTCAAGCCAGGAGCACTTATTAAATTTGTGCCCCCTGCAGGACAACACTTTATGGCAAACGGCACACTGATGACAGGTGCAGTTGGACACACTGGATCACAAGCAGTAATATGGACCAAAGTTGTTGACATAAAGTTAGATGGATCAAATTATGGCAAAGGCAATTTTACTAACGGCAACGGACCTATAACTTTAGCAGATAAGGTTCCTAGCAATGCAATTATCAGTGAAATAATTCCTGCATACGCAACAGCATTGCCAACAAATGTTGAAGCAAGTGTAGTTGAAGCAATTAAAAATTATGAAAATTTTGGACTAACATACAATATTGACACAGCATCTTGGCAGTTTATTGACACTGACAACATTGAAATAGATGGCAGTTTTGACTTAGGTTTTCAAGGGTCGCAAACAGACACCAACAGAGATGCAAGTTGGGTATTGCAGTTCACTGCAACTAACAGAGTGTACACCATAAAATATAGAAACACTTCATATGTGTTTAGATCAGCAACCAAAAATAGATTCTTCTATGATGAAGATCAAAAAATATTTGATGCGGCTACAGGTAAAGTAGTAAGAGATCAAATCAAAATTTTAAAATTTAACACAATGCCTGATTCAACTGTGCAACTGGCAGAAGACTATGCTTTTGCTATTGTAGGCAACAGAGTGTTAAGCACTGGCTTCAATGATACAAGAGAAGTTGCAGTGTCATTTAATGATTCAGATGATGATGGTGTTGTAGACAATCCAGATTTATTTTTAAGTGTTGTGGATCCAACTAAAAATGTAAGTGCAAAATATGTTTACTTCAAAAAAGATACTTCAAAAGCAAGTGATTATTTTGATGTAGTTCCAAGCACAGATTTTGTTTTAGCAAGTGGAGGTTCCGGCGTTGATCTTTCACAATATTCAAATGGACAATTATTTCACTTTTTCAATGCTGGCACCATACAAGAATACAATTCAAGCACAGGTGCTTTGGTAGATGTATCAGACACATACAAAGCATTGTTAGGCAGAGACAACATCAATTACAATTATGAACATGCGGCAAGATACGATCGTAGAATTGATCCATCTGTGAGTAACCTAATTGACTTGCACATTCTTACATCTGCATATGACACTGATTACAGACAATGGATCCAAAACGGACAGATAGGATCTGCTCCAATTGAACCATCAACTGATGCACTAAGAACTGCTTACAATCCAACATTGAGTGAACTTAGAAACGTTTCAGATGAAATTGTTTATAGACCTGTAAAATATAAATTGTTATTTGGACCAAATGCAGATAGCAACTTGCAGGCAACATTCAAAGTAATTAAAAATCCTGATCTTACACTTACTGATAATGATATACAGACATCTGTAATTGAAGCAATCAATCAATACTTTGCATTGGAGAATTGGAATTTTGGAGATGCATTTTATTACACTGAACTTTCAACTTACATACACAATGCATTGGCTCCAAAAATAAGTTCGATCGTGATTGTTCCTAATCAACAAGATGCAACGTTTGGTTCGTTGTTTCAAATTGAATCTAATTCAGATGAAATTTTTATAAGTGGCGCAACTGTTGACAACGTTGAAATAATTCCAAGCATATCACAAGGCAATATAAAAGCAAGTGGCAACATTGTTACATCATCTACTTCTACTGCTGACGTGGTGTCTGCAACAACAGGAGGCAGTACATCTACTACAACCACAACTACAACTACAACATCTTCTAGTTCATCTGGATCATCAAGTTCAACTGGATCATCAAGTTCATCTGGCTCATCGGGGTACTAATAAATGGCAACGGTTTCTAGAACAACCACTACGCTGTTACCTGAAGTATTTCAAACAGAACGAAATAAAAAGTTTCTTAATGCAACATTAGACCAATGGACACAGAAAGGTGAACTTGAAAAAATAAGTGGCTTTGTTGGATCTAAAAAAGGTCCAAGTTTCAAAGCAACAGACACCTATTTTACAGAATCTGATGTAGACAGACAAAACTATCAACTGGAGCCAAGTGTGAACTTTGTAAAACCAGATGGCACAGTGGATTACTTTGGCACTTACAATGACCTAATTAATCAGATTGACTTTCTTGGAGGCAACAAAGCAAATCATGATAGGCTTTTTAATCAGCAATCACATTCATGGGCGCCACCTATAGATATAGATCCTTTAGTTAACTATAGAGAGTACTATTGGGTACCAGAAGGTCCTAGTGTTGTCCAAGTAGATATTACAAAGCCAGGAAGTGTCAGCACAATAAAAGTAACAAATAATGCCGCTGGAGCATATAATTTTAGTGGCTACACAGGAGATAATCCTACATTAACTTTATATAGAGGCAACACTTATAAGTTTGAGGTTGACGCATTAGGACATCCTTTTTATATCAAGACTGAAAAAATAAGCGGCACTACAAAACAG